GGGGAGTGGTATGGATGGTCGGGGAGCCCAAACGAGGGGCTGCGGATGTTGGCCGCGGAGGTGGCCGAGGGGATCCTCGTCCGGGATGCCCGCCTCCGGGAGGCCAAGATCCTCACCCCGGAGCACAAAGTGCTCCGGGGCCCGGCGGACTCGGCGATCTTCGCCTGGGAGAACGGGAATTCCATCGCGGATGACATGCGCCGGGCTGGCGTCTCGTGGGACCCGGCGAACAAGTCGGCGGGCTCCCGGCGGCAGGGGTGGGAACAGATGCGCCGGCTGTTCAAACACGCCCTTCCGCCGACGCACCCGGCCTTCCCTATCCCGCCCCGGCAGCCGGGGGAGCCGCGGGAGGACCCATGCCTCCGCATTTTCCGCACCTGCGACCAGTTCATCCGCACCATCCCGGCCCTCCCCACGAGTCGGGAGGATCCGGAGGACGTGGATACCCATTCCGAGGACCACATCGGGGACGACACCCGCTACCTGCTGGGCCATCTGCCGAAGGAATTGCACCAGGGGGATTTTTGAGCGGGGGTGCCGGCGCTTCGTCGGCACCCCACTTGCGTAATCCCCGGCGCCGGGGCTAGACTTTCGCTATGACGCAATCCCACCCGCCCCATCGGCTTCTGACTCTGGCCCGCACTCCGTTCACCGTGGCTGCCGCGGCCAAGGCCCTCCGGCTCTCTCCCTCCCGGGTACGCCAGATGGTCGGGGAGCTGGTCAAGCAACGGAAGCTCCGGGCGCTTGGCGTCTCGAAGAAGCCCGGAGCCAAGGGTCGCCCGGCTCCGATTTACGGGCTGCCGGGGACCAAACCCAAGGCTCCGAAGCGGCCGGCCAAGCCGAAGGGAGGGGCCACCTCCGCCCCGTCCATCGACCAGGAGTTCCGCAAGGTGGTGACCCGAGTGCTCAAGGCCCTGAGCGGGATCGCCGAGCGGGCCGAGAAGCTGGAGACCTGGCTCATGGACCTGTCGGAGAATCCGAGTCGGAGCCCGGTCACAGTGGTGCCTGTCGAGTTGGCCGCGGGCCCCAACGGGACCGGCGAGCCCGAGGCGTCCAGGGCTGGGGCGGATACCGCCCCTGAGCCCGCGGCGCCCTAGTCCCCCTCCTTCTGGTAGGCTCCGAGTAGGAGGTCCCTCGTGCCCGACAACCCCATTCCGGAGGCTCGGCGGAAGGCGGCCGAGGCCCGCACCGCGGCCGCGCGGTTCCAGCAGCCGGCGCCCGGCGCCCAGCCCGCCGATCCGGCGGAAGCCATCGCGGTGGCCCAGAAGCGCCTCGACGACGCCCACGCGGCCGCCTTGGCGGCCACCGATCCCGCGATCGCGGCCCGCCAGGCCCAGCTCGCCGACCAGGCGGCCAGGGAGGTCATCCGGCTGGCCCGGGCGGCAGGGTTCCCCCGGGCCGACCAGCCGGCGCCGTGAGTTCCCCTGACGACGGGCCGGCTGGAGCATCCCCCCCAGCGCCAGCCGGCCCGTCGTTTCGTCTCCCGGTGGTCCTCTATCGGTTCCTGACTTCGCCCGAGGCCCAGCCCCGGCTCCTGGCCCGAGCCCTTCGGCCGGTCCCGCCGCTCTCGGTCGCCATCTTCCCAGGGGCCACGGTCGCTCTCACCGGGGGCCCCGGGGGTGGGCCGCGGGACTGGCTCGTGGACAACATCGTCCACGTTCTCGACGGCTCCACCCCGCACACCCAGGTCCACCTCGCCCCGGAGACCCTCCCGGCGGCCCCGGGACCCCAGGTGCTTGGACGGCCCCTCTACCTCTCCCCCACGACCCAGAACCTCGAGGCGTGGGCCGGCGAGGGCTGGACCCTCGAGACGTGAGCGCAACGCTCACGTCGCCGTGAGCGCAACGCTCACGTCGCCGTGATAGGCTTCCACTGTGGGTACCCCTGACGTTTCCACTCCGGGACTGGCACAGCAGGCGATGGCCGATCGACTGGATCCCATCCTGACCCTCTTGGCCGGCGCGGAGGCGCTCCGGGGCGCCGGGGCCGCCTACCTTCCTCAGCACCCCCAGGAGAGCGCAGCGACCTACCAGCATCGGCTCTTGTGCGCCCCGTTCTTCAACTATTTCAAGCGGGCCACCCGGGCCTTGGCCGCCAGGCCCTTCCGGGTCCGGGTGAAGTTGCTGGACGCCTCGGACGAACTGCTCGCCATCGAGGATGACATCGACGCTGCCGGTTCGGATCTCACGACCTTCGCCCACGACGCTTTCCGGGCCGCGGTCGCCAAGGGCTTCGTCGGGATGCTGGCGGACTTCCCATCGGATCAGGGGGCTTCCACCCTGGCGGAGGAGCGCGCCGCCGGCCGACGGCCCTACCTCTCGGTGGTCCATCCGGAGGCGTTCGTAGCCGCCCGTTCGGCGGTCGACGCCGGGCAAGAGCGGTTCGTCCACATTCGCGTCCGGGAGCAGGCCGTCGCCCTGGACCCGACCGGGTACGAGGAAACCCCAGTCGAGCGGATCCGGGTCCTGGAGCCCCAATCCTGGCAGCTCTGGGGGCGCCGGCCCAAGGGCGCCCCGGAGTGGGCCCTCGTCGATGGCGGCCCGACCTCCCAGCCCGATGTGCCCCTGACCGTCTACTACGCGGAGGAGCGGGAGGGGACGTGCCTGGTCGAGCCGCCCCTGGCGGACTTGGCATCCCTGAACCTGCACCATTGGCGCTCCTGGGCCGACCAGTCGCACGTCTTGATGGTCGCCCGGTTCCCGATCCTGGCGGGGTCTGGGGTGGACGTGGAAACCCTGGTGGTGGGGCCCAACAAGTCGCTGACGACCCCGGTGCCCGAGGCGAAGTTCTACTACGTGGAGCACAGCGGGGCGGCAATCAATTCCGGGCGCCAGGATCTCCTGGACATCCAGGCCATGATGGCCGCCTTGTCGGTGGACCTCCTTATCCGGCGCACCAGCGATCGGACCACGGCCACGGCCAAAGGGATCGAGGCGGACACGGCCACTTCGGTCCTGCAAGCCATGGCGACCGCGTTTGCCGACAGCCTCACCCGGGCTCTTCGCAACCTGGAGCGGTGGATGGGCGTCGCGGAGCCACGGGCTCGGGCGGAGGTCGACGCCAGCTTCGCCCTCATGCTCCACGACCAGACGGAGCTGAACGCCATCCTCCAAGCCCGGGCGGACCGGGACATCTCCCGGGAGGACTTCTTGATCGAGCTGAAGCGCCGGAACATCCTTCGGGAGGTGTTCGACCTGGTGGAGAACGAACGGCGCCTCCTCGGGGAGCCCACCCTCGGCGGCGAGTCGACGGAAGAGCCAATCGCCGGTGAGCCCGGGATGGGCGGGATGGGCGGGATGGGCGGGATGGGCGGGATGGGCGGGATGGCCGGCGAGGGATGACCACCGCCAACGAGCGGTTCCTGGACGCCCAGCTTCAACGGGCCGTCGAGTTGGAGCTCCTGGCGGGGGCGGTAGCCCGGGACCTCAATGACCTGCTGGACGAGGACCGGGAATGGATGGAGCTGGAGATCCGACGGGCCGCGGAGGCGGCGGCCACCTCCGGGCTCCGGGGCGCCAGTGCCGGGCGGGTTCGATCCATCCTGGCCCGGATGCGCCAGCGGCGGGCGGGCACCTTCGCCATTGCCCAGGAGCAAGCCGAGGCGCTGGCTGCCCGGCAAGTGGTCGCCGAGGTCAGTTTCCAAGCGGAATCGGCGCAAGAGGCGCTCCAGATCGCCATCGACTTCAACCGGCCGTCCCCCGAGGCCCTACGGGCCCTGGCGTCCCGGGTCCCCATCGACGGCAAGACGACCAAGGAGTGGTTCGGGTCGCTGGCCCGGGCGGACATGGAGCGGATTTGGGGGGCTGTCCGTACTGGGATCATCCGGGGCGACGGGGCCCGAACCGTGGTCCAACGGGTCCTCGGGGGTGAGGGGACCCTTTCGACCACGGCCGACCAGGTGGACGCGGTGGCGCGCACCTTCCTCAACGGGGTGGGGAACCTGGCCCGGGATGAGATGTGGGCGGCGAACGCGGACATCATCGTCGCCCTGGTCTGGGTGGCGACTCTGGACGGCCGGACGTGCATCCGGTGCGCCGCGCTGGACGGGATGCGGTTCCCGCTCCGGGAAGGCCCCCGGCCTCCGATCCATCCCCGGGACCGATGCGTGATGGTGGCGGTATTCGATGACGGGCC